TCTGCAATCGCTGCTGCTCTTGCACAAGACAGAACGTTTAAAGAGCAGGTTGCAAGGCCAGCCCAAAGAAATCTTGAAAAAATGATCAACAAGATTGTAAAAGAAAAAACAGATATTTTAGATTTTAAGTTTAATGAACTTACGCTTACAGATGAAATTGCTCAATCACAGATCATTGAAAGACTTGTCAAGACACAGGTTATGATGCCAAATGAAGGTAGAGAACTTCTTGGTCTTCCACAGATTGAAGGAGGAAACGAACCCTTTGATCCAAAGCCAGAACAAGCAGCAAATGACAATGCAAGTAGGGCACGGGACACAGAAAGAACTAATAACCAATCTGATGGATCAGCCACAGTAAGTGGAAGAAATCCAAAGGGCGAAGGAAGAAAATTTGATGACCTGTCCGATTTGTCCATATAGTGATACTTTAATGAAAAAGGGTATATAATATAATAACCATGATTATCTCAAAAGCAAATTGGAATACGGATGGCGATAACTTACGCCTATCTATGCCTTTTAGTAAGGTAGATAAAGAGCGACGAATCGTCTCAGGTTTTGCATCACTTGACAACATTGACAAGCAAGATGATATTGTAACAGCAGAAGCATCTATGGTAGCCTTTGCAAAGTTCCGTGGAAACATTAGAGAAATGCACCAGCCAATAGCAGTTGGCAAAATGGTTAACTTTAAAGAAGATAAGTATTTCGATCCAGAATCAAAGAAGTTTTATAAAGGTGTTTTTGTATCTGCATATGTTTCAAAGGGTGCACAAGATACTTGGGAAAAAGTTTTAGACGGTACGTTGACTGGTTTTTCAATCGGCGGAAGAATGAACAAGTGGGATGACGCATACGATGAAAAGTCAGATACACAAATTAGAGTTATTAAAGAATATGATTTAGTTGAGTTGAGTCTTGTAGATTCCCCAGCAAATCAGTTTGCAAATATTGTCTCTGTTGAAAAAGTAGATGGAGTAGATGTATTTAAAGGTGACTTAACAGTCCTAGAAAATGTTTTTTACGATAAAGCAAATGGAATAGTTTTAGCATCTGAAAATGATTCAGAACTTAGCCCAGTAACTGGTGAACAGATGGAAAATATAGGTTTCGTTGAAAAGACAGATAACGAAAAAGTAACAATGATAAAATTCTTAGTTGATAGTGCTAAAGGCATTAATACTTCTAAGATTAACAAGGAGGTAAGTCCTATGACAGAAAATACAAACGCAGTTGCAGAAGTTATTGAAACAGAAGCATCGGTAGAAGTAACAAAGTCAGAGGTCGCTCCAGAGGTTGATACAGTAGTTGAAACAACTACAGAAGATATTGTTAAGGCTGATGAAGCCCCAACATCTGAAGAGATTGCAAAGTCTGAAGAGACCCCTGCAGTTGACGTAGTTGAAGAAGTTATAGAAGTATCTAAATCAGATGAAGCAGTTGTTGACTCAGATGCTGAAATCAAGAACACTCTAGAATCAGCCTTTAGCGATCTAGTTTCAAAGGTCAACTCTTTACAGGCAGAAGTAGAAATGCTTAAGTCTTCAAAGGTAGATATTGAAACAGCAAAAAGTTCATTTGAAGCAGTTGCAAAAGATATTGCAACAGTATCAAGTGAATTCAATGAATTTGGTAAGCGTGTGGAACTTGTAGAGCAAGACACTGCTTTCCGAAAGTCTGGCGATCTCGGCGAGATAGTACAGAATCAACCTGAAACGGTTGAAAAATCCCTATGGGGCGGTAGTTTCCTCAAAACAGCCGACTTATTTAATTAAAAACAATAAGTAAAAAATCACAGGAGGTGACAATATGTCGGAACAAAATATAGAAAAGAACCAGCCTGGAACATCAGGTAATCTTGGTGGAACAGCACCAGGACTGTATCAGGGCCAAGGTGCATTCGCATCGGGATCTGAAGCAGGTTCAAACGTACCAGGTAATTACACCGATGGTGGTGTCTTGGGTAATATCCCAACAGCACTATCAGGAGTAACATCTGGACCAAATGCAGTTAACCCTTCAGGTGAGGCTGGATCAGGTATCCTACGCCCAGAGCAAGCACGTCGTTTTATTGACTACGTGTGGGATGCAACCATTCTCGCCCAAGATGGCCGTCGTGTTACTATGAGAGCCAATACAATGGAACTCGAAAAGGTAAACGTCGGAGAGCGTGTAATTCGTGCAGCAGCGCAAGCAGTTGGCGACTACACAAACGCAGGAGCAACATTCTCAAAGGTTGAATTGACTACAAAGAAGATTCGTCTTGACTGGGAAGTTTCTGCAGAAGCACTAGAAGATAACATCGAAGGTGCACAACTAGAAGATCACATTGTCCGTTTGATGACAAATGCTTTTGGTAACGATATCGAAGACCTAGCCATTAATGGTTTGGGTTCAGGTAGCGATGCATTCCTTGGAATCATGGAAGGCTTCGTAAATCGTGTAAAGACAGATGGAGATGCTCACGAATCAGTTGTAACAGTCGCTAATAACGCTTGGACAACAGACGTAATGCAGGACATCATTCTTGCAATGCCACGTAAGTATCGTGCTATCAAGTCTAACTTGAAGTTCTATGCTGGTACAGATGCATTCCAGGGAATTGTTAAGAATAACGGTACCCTAGCAGACGCAGTTGCTGAAGCATTTGCTTCACAGGCTGGCGGAACACCAACTAATCGTCAAGCATACCTTGACGGTGGCGCACAGACATTCGGTGGAGCACGTACAACACGTGTTCTCGGAATTGACGTACAAGAAGTTCCATACTACCCTACAGGATATGTCGACTTGACATTCCCACAGAACCGTGTATGGGGATTCCAGCGTGACATCACTGTAAACCGTGAATACAAGCCAAAGAAGGACACTGTAGAATATACAGTCTTCGTTCGCTTCGGTATTCAGTGGGAAGAGCAGGATGCAGTCGCATTCGCTGACGCTGCAGCAGACGCATAATCTGTAAACAGTACAATTTAGGGGGAGTAGGAGTTAACGCTCTTGCTCCCCTTATTACTTATAATGATATAATACTAACAAGGAGGAATTATGGAAAACATTAATGAAAATTCAATTGTAGAAGAATCAGCATATGAAGCACCAGGTTTTGAAGCACCAGTTGCAGAAGAGCCTGTTGCAGAAACCCCAGTGGTTGAGTATGCAGAGGAAACTCCAGTTGTAGAAGAGGCTGCTCAGGCAGTTGTAGAAGCACCTGCATATCAGGCACCTGAAGAAGTTCAGGCACTTGGAGCAGTCGAAGAGGGAGTTATTGGAGCAACAAAAGCAACAAAAGCACCTGCTAAAAAGAAGACCGCAAAGTCTGCAGAAGTTAAAGAGAAGATAGCACTTTATTCAACAAAGAATGTTACATGGTCAGAGGTAGGCAAGGTTTACCGTGGCTATAACATTGTTGATAAGGATGCTGCTGAAAAGTGGATTACTCGTTCACACATCAGAGTAGCAACACCAGAAGAAGTTGCCAAGGAATTTGGTAAGTAATAATGGAAATATTGAGAGTTCCGCCATACGAAACAATTGCAGTAAATTTTGTTGTCCCAGCAGGGTATAGCGATGTAGACATTTATGCAAGAGTTACGGATATGGCGGATCTTTCAGTAGAAGATTTAGAATTTTTAGATTCATCTACAGGAGACAACATAGAGATTTTTCTTCCTGGAAGATACGATAATAATTACAGAGTAGAAATTTTTAAAATTGTTAGCGGGATAGAGATTGCAATCTACGAAGAGTTTTATGAATTAATAAGACCATATGTAGACCCGAACACATTAGGAACAACAGCATCAGAAATTGCTGAATATAAGGTTTTAGAATTAGTAGCAAGATCAATGATAGATACATTCTGTCCAGAAGGATTTTATAACAAAAAGATAACGATAGTTGGGACTGGTAATGGATCAGATTATTTCTCTTTATGGGAAAAGATTTACAGAGTATTTAAAGTTTATGAGAATAACGTATTAGTTTACGATAGATCCGACCCAGATTTAAGTGAGTATCAGTACGCAATAACACCAGACAAAACTGCTATACAAAGAATTCGTGCAGACGTTCTTGAGTTAAACAGGTTTGAATCAACAGCGCAAAACCTACCAGTTGCAAGTGGAGATCTTGGATACTATGGATACGAAGGAATTTCGTTCCCATCAGGATACGATTACACTTTTGTTGTAGACCATGGATACTTAAATGTTCCTGAAGATGTTGAATATGCAGCCAAACTATTAATTGAAGACCTTAAGTGTGGAAAGTTAGACTATTATAAAAGATATGTAACTACCTACAATACAGATCAGTTTAGAATACAATTTGATAAGGCAATGCTTGGCGGTACTGGTAACTTCTTAGTTGATAAGATACTTGACAAATATGTTAAGACCATTGTCAAGCCAGGGATAATTTAATGATATGCGAAGAGCCAGACTTTATATTTCCAATGCAAGCAGACATATACTATCCAATTGTTGAGCAGGGAACCTATGGCAATGTTAAAAAGACATGGATTATAGACAAAACTATTGCTGCTAACTTTAATGCAGTTGGGTCTGCAGGCAAAGAAGAAATAACTCCAAATGTAAATATTACACAAAAGTCGATACTTATTGGTAGAGCAAAAACAGACTTAAGAATTTCAAGTTTAGATGCCCCACATTCAATAACAAACATTATATTAACAAACATACGTGACAAGAATTGCAATTACATTTATACAGAAACATCTGGTCCAAGATCAGGAAAGTCTACAGTCTTTGAGATTGCAACACAAGAACCCTTTGTTGGTCCATTCGGCGGTATTGAATATTACAACTTGGTGATTCGTAGATCTGAAAATCAGGCGGTAGATGTCTAATGCTTAGCGTAGTTATAGATAGCAGACAGTTTCAAAAAGAACTAAACAACATTATGAAATACTCTTCTGGATTTATTGAGGGAGTACATAGAGGCAAGTCTGCATTATATACAAACCTAGCACCAAAGATAGCAGAGATGGCATCACAGTTTGTTGATGTAAATTCAAAGATGTCCCCAGAACTACTTCATCATATTTATGAATGGGAAAAGGTCGGCAGCCCAGAAGCAAGATTATTTGATATTGACTATAAAATTAGTGGGATAGGAATAACTTTTACATCATCTTTAAAGCAGTCTTCTTCAATTAAGAACGGATCAAATGTTCCATTCTATAATAAAGCAAGAATTATGGAAGAAGGAGTCGGAGTTACTATTAGACCAAAAAGAGCAAATGTTTTGAGGTTTGAGATTGACGGACAAGAAGTTTATACTTCAAGAGAAGTAAAGGTTGAAAATCCTGGTGGTCAAACACAAGGTCAGTTTGAAAAGGTACTTAATAACTTTTTTGGTGTATACTTTAGACAATCATTTTTAAACTCAAGCGGTCTTCTTCAGCACTTCAAGTCTCCGCAGGTTTATAATAAAAATTTAGCATCGGCAAAAAGAGGCGGAAGGTCTTTAGGTTTAAAGACTGGATACCAATGGGTTGCTAATGCAGGGAGAATGGGATAATGGCAGAATCAATATCAGCATTTAACACACCAGTTTTATGGATAAACAAATATCTTCAAGAGCAACTGGGACTTGATACAGGAATTGGTGTTCCATTCTTCCCATCTCGTCCAGCATCTATTGATGAGTTAACTGAAAGTTGGATTACAATTACTCCAGAAAGTACAGATGAGCCACAAAGACTTGCCTATGCTGGAGTTATGGCCACATGGGACAGGCTTGTTCGTATGCGTAGATCACCATTTCCACACATAAAGCAAGAGCAGTTGCTATATTATTTTTATGCAACAGAAAGCGATGTTACTGAAAAAATGGTTCAGGTTCAGGAAAAAGTTTTAAGGCTTATGGATCGTGAAGATGAGACAGCAGAAGAAATTAATAACTGGGCAAAAGGCAAAGTAGTCGATGGCATGTCAAGC